AATCAGTTGGGCAGATTCGGCTACCGAGGTTCCGCTGAAACTTACACGGCCGAGCGACCGTCCGAACGTTTGGGCCGCTGGCCAACAAACCTGTTACTGGACGAAGACGCCGCTGGGCTATTGGACGTGCAAACAGGCGTGCTTAAGAGCGGTTCTAATTGCATTCGCACAAAGGCCGGCACCGGTTATCACGGCAACATCGGCAAGGCCGGAGACGTGCAGACTACTTATGGCGATTCCGGTGGGGCGAGCCGGTTCTTTTACTGCCACAAAGCGACGCAAAAAGAACGCGGCGTTGGCAACAACCATCCGTGCGTAAAGCCCGTCGAATTGATGAAGTATCTGTTGGCGCTTCTCTCCGTGCCCACGGGCGGCGTGATTCTCGATCCATTCGCGGGCAGCGGCACTACAGCCCTGGCTGCCAAGCAACTTGGCCGCCGCTCGATCTGCGTGGAACTTGACAAGCATTATTGCGGCATCGCCGTCGCCAGGCTCGAAGGTTGACAATGGACGAAATCCGCGAAGTCAAATTGATCCACCGCACTCCTGGCGGCACCCTGGTCCGATCGGCGGCAACGCTCCGCTTTATGGACGCGCGCATCGAGTTCCTGAAAAGCCCCTTTGCCTTGCGTGATGAAATCAAGGCCATGCGCGGATCAAAATGGCATGGCTTCGAGGACCCGCCTCGAAAAATCTGGTCCGTCGCCGACTGCCCGCGGAATCGGTTTCAACTTGGCTATCTCATGGGCGAGGATGTTTATGCCTGGTTCGACCAGGAGATCAAACAGCATGATTACATCCGGCCGCTCATGCCGCACCAGAAGGACCTGGCCGACCACTTTTTGACATATCACTATGGCATCATGGCGGCGGAAATGGGCGCAGGGAAGACGCTCGCCGTCCAGGAAGTCATGGAACGCTCCGGTGTGAAGGATTGGTGGTGGATCGGTCCCAAAACGTCTTTGCCAAACATCAGACGCGAATTTCGCCGCTGGAATCTTGACCCGGCATTGCACGTCGAAATGATGCACTACGAGGCACTGGTCCGCGTCATAGACGAGTGGCCATCGGACGCGCCGCTGCCGCAAGGTGTGGTCGCCGACGAATCGAGCCGGCTTAAAGGCGACACGTCCCAGCGCAGCAGCGCTATGCAGCGGCTCGCCGACATGGTACGAGAAAAGCATGGCTGCGAAGGCTATGTAATTTTAATGTCCGGCACGCCGTCGCCCAAAACGCCCTTGGATTGGTGGAGTCAGTGTGAAATAGCCTGGCCCGGCTTTTTGAAGGAAGGCTCCAGAAAGGCCCTGGAAGAACGCTTGGCGTTCCTCGGGAACCGGCAACATGACGCGGGGGTATTCAAGACGCGCATCGGCTGGAAGGATGACGAACGCAAATGCAAGCATTGCGGCAAATATGAAGAAGAAGGGCCGCATAGTTTGGAAGGCGACATTGATCCGGCCGACTACCATGTCTATGAGGCGAGCTTCAACGAGGTGGCCTATCTCCACGAGCGTCTGAAGGGCCTGGTGGTAATCAAGCACAAGAAAGATTGCCTCAATCTGCCCGAAAAACGCTACCGCAAGATATTCTGCAAACCCAGCAGCAGCACGCTGCGCGTGGCCCAGGCCCTGGTGCAATCCGCCCCAAACACCGTTACTGGTTTGACCTGGTTGCGGGAACTGAGCGACGGTTTTCAATACCGCGACATCACGGACGGCGAAATTCGCTGCCCGCATTGCGAGGCCAAAGGCATGGTCGAGGAATGGTTCGATCCATCCGATGCGGAGCGGACGTTCCAGGCCGTGGACATGCTCGACAAGCACTTGGTCGCCAGTCTGGAAAAGCGAGCGGTACCCTGTCCGCGATGCCAAGGCAAGGGCAAAGCGCCAAAAACTGTTCGCGTCACAAAAGAAGTTCCTTGCCCAAAAGATAACGCCTTGCGCGAACTTTTGGAGGAATGCGAAGAAACCGGCCGCATTGTGATCTTTGCAGGATTTACAGGCAGTGTGGATCGCGCGGCGAGTTTATGTCGCAAGCAAGGATGGGACGTGGTGCGCTGCGACGGCCGGGGCTGGCTGGTGACAAAATACAATGGAGACATAGTGCTGAATGAGGAGCCGTTGGATTACTGGTCCAATCTCGAAGATCACCCCCGCGCGGCTTTTGTGGCCCATCCCGCCTCGGGCGGAATGTCTCTGACGCTTACTGAAAGCCGGATGGCGGTGTACTGGTCGAATACGTTCAAGCCCGAAGATCGGACGCAGAGTGAAGATCGCATCCACAGAATCGGGATGGACGTTAATAAGGGCTGCGTGATCGTGGACCTCCTGCATTTGCCGACGGATGAAAGAGTGCTTGATGTAATCCGCGAAAACCGCCGCTTGGAGTTGATGACGATGGGTGAGGTCATGGAAGGCGTCAGTTGGGTTGTTGATGAAAATGAACCGCAATTATCAGAAACCGTTTAGTCCGGGAGTTTGCACCATGAAGTACGCCTTGTCTTTGCTTGTTTGTCTCTTTGCCAGTGTTGCACTTGCAGGCGTCCCCGACGATCTGCAAGCCGTCAGCGTAACAATTAAAGCCGGCTCATCCCAAGGGTCCGGGACTTTGGTCACGCGGAAAATCGGTGACGATTGCATGAGCTTTGTTTGGACCGCTGCGCATGTTATAGACGGGTTACGTACCACGCGCTCGGTGATTGTCAATGGTTCCACCAGAATATTGATCGAATACAAGGACGCCGAAATTATCCAGGAAATCCAGCAAGATGGCCGGCGGATAGGCGAAGTGAAATACGACGCCAAAGTGGTCAAAGTCAGTGATGCCGACTACGGCGAGGATTTGGCGCTGCTCATGGTTCGGCGGGAAAACGCATATCCTGTCTCTATAACCGCAAAATTCCAGGGTGACAAAAAGTACATTCCGGCCATCGGCACCAGGTTGGTGCATGTTGGAAGTCTTTTGGGTCAGTTCGGAGCCAACAGTTTCACCAACGGCGTTGTTTCACAAATCGGGCGCACGCTTCCGGGGAAAGGTGCCAACGTCAAGGTCTTTGACCAAGTGACAGTTACCGCCTTTCCGGGATCTTCAGGCGGAGGCGTTTTTCTGGAAGATACTGGCAAATACGTCGGAATGCTCACCCAGGGTGTGCAGAAGTTGCAAGGGTTCAATTTCATCGTGCCTGTGCGGCGCATACACCAGTGGGCGGAGGCGGCTAATATCGAATGGGCAATTGATTCCAATATCCCGATGCCGAGTCTCAAGGCAATCGAATCAATTCCGGTTGAAGATGCCGGCGTGATGAGCAGTTCCGGCGAGCCGACGCTCGCTCCAACCGATGAGCCGTGCGATTTCAACAAGATCATTGGCTGGCTGAAACCGCTGTTCCTTTCCATCTGATTTCCTTTCATCGTGGGCGCTCTGGCGTCGGTGCCTATTTTCCAGGTTCCTTAAGTGGATCAATATCGCATGAGACTATCCGCCAAAAAGGTTGCCAAGATCAAATCGCACATCTTAAGCGGCGTCAAGCAGCCGGATATCGCCAGGCAATTCAAAGTCAGCCGTTCGGTGATTTCGGACATTGCCACTGAGCGCATTCACAAGAACATTCCTTGGCCGGATGGAAAACCTTGTCCGAAAAAGGCTGGAGGTCAGCGTAAGCCCATCGGCGATTATGATCCGACTGACGCGCGGATCATGGAACTGGAAAGCGAGATCGTTCATCTTACGGAAGAACGAAACCGCGAGCGCGCCAAAGTCAAGGCCGGGGCCAAAATCGCCGGATTATTCAAAGCCATCGTTGTGGAAATGGATCGGCGTGTAACGCCCTTCTCGGCCTTGCCCACGGCCATCGACTTCCGCCGCAAAGCCCAAATCGTCGAACACTGCGCTTTACATTTAAGCGACGGCCACCACGATCAGGTGATCCGCCCGGAACAAGTCAACGGCTTTGAGGAGTATAATTTCCCCATTTCCTGCGCGCGTGGGGAGCGCCTGGTGGAAACGGTTATCGAATGGACGCAGGACACGCTCGCGCCGAAATTCTACTTTCCCGTCCTTTGGGTATTGGCATACGGGGATCATTCCAGCGGCGAGATTCACAAGGCTTGCGAGCGTTCATATTACCGCAATCAGTTCAAGAATTGCCTTGCCATCGGCCAGCTTCACGCCCTGATGTACCGGGATTTTGCCCGGCACTTCGAGCAGGTCAACATTCTATATCTTTCCGGCAATCATGGGAGGCGGACCCCGAAGAAAGACTATTACGGTGCCAACGACAATTGGGATTATCTCATTGCCGAGATTGCCCGGCTCCACTGCCGCGAGATTGGAAACATCCATTTCCAGATTCCTGATGCGTGGTCTGTAAACGTCAACATAAACGGCGTCGGCTTCAATATCGCACACGGGGACGATTGCCGCAGCAGTCTTGGCATCCCCTGGTACGGCCTGGTTCGCCGCCAGAAGGGCCTGATTGCCCTGGGTGCAGCCGCCGGTGACCAACGAGTGCGCTATTATTGCGTTGGCCATCACCATTCGGCCAGCACCCTGTCCGACATAGACGGCGAACTGATGATAAACGGAGCTTGGCTGGGGACCGATCCCTTTGCATACAACTCCCTGGCAACTTATCGTGAACCGGCCCAATGGTTGCACGGCGTCAATCCCAAGTACGGAATCACCTGGAGGCTCGATTGCAAGCTGCGGCATCCTAATGAAAAACAGGGACCGAGGCGTTATCTCATCGACGGCGGCCGCGAGGTCGGTCCCTTGGAGGTCTAGGCAAAAGGCAAGAGACTGCCAAAGCACATCGAGAAGCCCAGGAATTAGGTGCTTTATGTCAAAGCGCGTGGGGCGGCACACGATCGAGCATTGGCGGGACGGCGAGTTGATTGAAAAGGTTGAACTCGCCGCCGACATGATTGAGCGCTGCGAAGACGGCACCGCTTGCGTTGTGATCCCGCGCGGACTTATTGAATTGGCCACTGGCGACCAGTTGCACTTCGACTGCGGCGGGTTGATTGACTTGTTAAGGGAAAAACGCCCTCAATGACAACGGAACGCGAACGCCGGCGCAACCTGGAAAAGCAGAATCGTTTCCAGGCAAGGCACCCAGGATACAGTTACTACTATATTAAGCGGAAGCGATTGCTGAATCCTAAGCCCAGAAAATATGCGGCCCAGTACCGCACGTTCGAGCTTGCTGATCCGCGCGATGCGGAGCGCCTTCCGTTAATTGTG